GTCTGTTTCGTCACCAAACCCGTTTAGGGTAACTTCGTTTCGATCAAGATTTTTGATCAGTTCTTTCACAGCAGGATTCATTTCCTGTGCTTTGAGTAAGTTTTCAAAGGTGAAGTATTCGCTGCCGCCTTGATTCTTAACCATGTTAATCAAGCTCTGTGTGCCGATTACCGGAGTTAATTTTTTATTGTGAGCGCGGCTGCGAAGGAATTGCAGTATAGTGACCAAGTTGTTATCACCAGCTGGGCCACTGACTTCATCTATGCGCATGGATTAACGCTTTTCTCTGCCTAGGTCTGCTTCACCACCGGCAGCGGCATCAGTTGCGGCAAACTCGTCACCGCCAGGAACTTCTTCAGAATCCATGTCGCTTTCTGGACCCATTCCGGGAGCAGCGCCAGGCATCTCACCAGGACCGCCCATTGGGCCTCCAGGAGGCATACCACCGCCCATGCCCATGTCTGGCGAACCTTCACCTGCTAGGTTACGTGCGGCATTGTCTGCTTGTTCACGTGCGCCTGTTAGCTGTTGTAGGATGTTGCCTAGAACGCTACCAACTGCGCTCTTGAATGAATCTGCTTGCTCTGTACCAATCTGATCACGGATTGTGTCGATCAGTGCAGGCATCTGTTCATTCTGCATCTTGCTAACATCTTCAATCATGTCCTGGATGCTGTCTACCATATCTTTGGCAGCTAGGATGGCTTCTGACTTGCCCATCTCGCTTTCATTGATCTGGCGGCGCTCGTCAATCCAGCGATTGAGTCCTTCTCGTACCATGAGCAATTCCATGTACTTAGGATTCTTCTCGGCTGTGTGTACACCATAGCTACGGCGCAGGTTGTTTAGGTTTTCACCTAGTGCGCGGCTCAGTGTGCGAGCTTTTGCTACTGTGAGTTTGTTATAGTCAATAGCAAACCCAAAGCGGCTTTCGTTAATTTTGTTAATGCGTTTAGCAGTTGCTTTTACGCCTAGTTCTTGTAGTCTCATGGTGCTGTGTCCCAAAGTTTAATGTATTTAGCCGAGTTGACCAATTTTCGTAATTGTTCTTCTGCTTGCTCCAAGCGAGGATTTACCTCGCTTAATCTTGCGTTCCAAAGATCCCTAGCAAACCAATTGTTGGTTTCCTGGGCCTGTTTATACTTATACCTATAGATCTGCTGGTCCTGTTCTAGTTTACGCACAGTATAATCATGCTGTAGCAGATCCAGTGATTTCTGGAACATTTTCTTGTGCTCAAACAGGCAATAGAAAATAGCTGCTTGCCTATCAAAAAATGTCAGGATCGTGTCGCTATTGTTTTTTTGTACTCTCCACCATCCGTCGGCTTTCCACACATGTGAATTGCAGATATAGTGTCCTTTGCCATTGGGTGCAGGATAAACTACCAATGCTCCTGTTGAAACCAGTCGTTGTATTTCCTGTTTGGTCCACCAGGACAGATATGCTGTTACAACTTCTTCAGCTACCTGCTCCGTGGCCATTTGCCAGGCAACTTTTTTACGTTGTTTTTTTGTGGTATGTGATACGGCCATTTTGATTTTTTCTGTACAGTACGTCTTTGTTAACCAAGCTGTTGGCTACGGTGATCTGACGCTCATTGAAGTCCTGGCGATGCAACTCATCATGCTCGCGAAATAACGATAGCACATCATATTCCTCATTGGTGATAGGAACACGCACGTTATTGATTAATTCTATAATTTTCATTTAGATACTAGATGCACAGTCAACGTGATAAGTCCTGTGATCAGTACTGCTATGATCGCAGTGCCAATTGCAATCAGTTGTTTGCTTTGTTTATCGCCAGAGCCGGCTAGAGATTCGCGAATAGCCACGATGTGCTCTTCCAATTTCTCTACCTTCTTCTCCACGGCAGTTAGTTTGCTATCCAATTTCTCGTACCTTTCTGCACACAGTTCAACGTGGGCTTCTAGGCTCTGTTTTTCAATATTTGTGGACATAATGTCGCTTTCTAATCTGTAGCGATGCGAGTTAATATGCCATAAAAGTGTGCCTTGAGTGTGAGCCAATGAATGCCTTGCATCATCGTATAAACTATTTATTCAAAGCTACGAATCTTAAAGTAGATATTTTTAATTGCACCATGGGTATAGAATATAGGAAGTATGAAACGAGCAGTTTCTGTCAGATACGTTATAACTGGAACCTGGTCAAAACTGTCGTCGAGTAATCCAAGAGGTTCATCTTGTTTTGCAAACACACCCGAATGTTCCACTACAAAAGCAAAACTCCACACACGATGTTTGCCTGTGTACATTTCTCCAAACTCCATATAGTCCAGGTCCACCTCTTCAACCTTGTTAACCATGTTCATGGGCTGTGCCCTCAGGCTGATACACTGCAAAACTGTTTCCCAGTTGCGCTCTTGGTTACGTTCTAGATAGTTGTTATCGCGGTCTCTAGTAACACCTGTATTGGTGATATCCACTAGAGTGTAGCCTGCAATAAAATGTTGTGTGTCCATGCTATTACTTATCGCCAACAAAAAAGGCACTGTAAAAGTGCCTCGTTTGTTTTACAAAATTAATTGTAAAGATTAAGAACAGCTGAATGATGTTGCCAGTGCTACTGTTGTACCACTGATATCAATGCTGTTAACTGTGCCTAGTGACTGCAACTGTGCCTGGATAGCGGCTGCTGTAGGTGCGTTCACGCCATCAACAACGATGTCAATAAGACCCGAACTGCTGTTGGTCACAAAGTATGCTAGGATACCTTGTGGTAGGTTGCGGAAGATTACGTCTAGTACGCCGCCTTGGCCTGTTTCTGCACTTACATCACGTGCGCTTGCACCGCTGTTCTTTACCACGATGTGGTAGAAAGCTACGCTTGCACCAATGTTTTGGCTAACTGTACCAGCTGTGCCATAGCTACTTGGTAGAGCTGAATTGTAACCGCTGATTTTGCCAACTGTACCTACTGTGTAGTAGTTAGCACTTCTTGATACTCCGATTGTCATGATTTTTCTCCTAAGAATTTAGCGCGATGCGCTTGTAAATATTTATCATTTTGATCAACAAAAAAGGCAGTTGCCTGCCTTTTAAGTCTCTTGCAGAATAGCGGTTTAGGCTACTGTGAAGGTTGTACCTGTTGAAACAAGTGTACCGCTTAGATCAACACCGTTGGTTCCAACGGTGGTGCCCAGTGCTTGAATAGCAGTCTGTAGCACAGATGCAGCTGGAACGTTAACCCCATCAGTGATAACATAGATATTGCTGTTTGCTGTGTTGGCCATTTGGTATGCTAGAACGCCATTAGGCATAGTTTGTAGAATTTTTTCTACTGCTAGGCCAAGGCCGCCGTCTGGATTAGCTGCCATTTCACCACGTAGGTCTGTTGGTGTCAGACTGCTGTTGCGTGGACGAATGTGAAAGAATGCTAGGCTTTGACCTAGTTGTGTGCCTGTTTCTCCGTTGATTTGGCCTTCAATACCAACACCACCGTGAACTCGTGATACTCCGATTGTCATGATTTTCTCCTAATAAATTAGCGCATGGCGCTTGTAGATATTTATGATCAAAAGTTAAAATAATGCTTTACCAGCAGATATAGGTCCAACTGTGTGCCGTGATTATTAAAAACCCTAGATATTGCGGTCCAGGCCATGTGTTTTTCTACTAGAGAGGAATCAGTCCAGTTGCCCACGGTCCTACGTGCTTGGTGTAGTTCTGATGCTGAAATCAGCAATGCACCATCGAGTTTTGTTAAAAATTGCCTGACATTACTGCCAGTTGTGTGTGGGAATGTGCGCAGGTATGCTTTGATCTGTAGCTCAGGAGCATACAGCATTGGCACTGTTTTTATGTGATCTTCGTAGTCATCTTGATTTGACAACACGGATATCAAGTTTGCTAGATCAGTGCTACCGGTGCGCATGCGGTCAAAGTCTTTGTAGACCATGGTGCGACTCACATAATCCCAGGCCTTGCTTTCGTGCTCGTGGCGCAGTATCTCTAGAGCCAGTATGCTTGCAAACAACAATCTAGCCA